GAAGATTTAATGAAACTTTATACTTGGGAGTTTAATTTTTAATTAAAAGATAAATTTTAACAGAACAATTTGAATATATTGTGAATGAAAGGACGATTTAATATGAAAATTATTGATGGCGATAAGTTATTGAAAGAAATAAAAGAAATGGATTTAGAATATATGCAACAAGTAGATATTATAGACTGCTTAGAAGATTTAATAAATAAGCAACCAGGTATTTCAAAAGAAATTAATATAAATAAGGTTACTAATTTTGATAATAGAAAAGTTAACAAGTAGCGAACAATTCAAGTATATTGCAAGTTAAATATAGGTGAATTATGGAAATTAATTTAGGAGATGAAGTTCAGAGTAAAATAACTGGTGCAGTTGGTAAGGTTATAGAAATAAGCGAAGATAGAGATATTAAAGTTTTAGAGAAAAATGGTTTCATAAGCATTTTTGGTTCTGAAAATGCTTTAATAAAAAGAAAGAAAAATAACAGCATAGTTTAAATATATTACAAAGTATACAGGAGGATTTAAAGATGAAAAATGCTTTAGAAATTAATATGGGTGGATTAAAATGTGATAATCCAACGTGTGATTATGTAGATATGAGTATAGATGCTAAGGACTATGAAAAGTGGGTTAATGTAAAGTGTCCTAAGTGTGGGGAAACACTATTAACAGAAGCAGATTACAACAATGCTAAAATTTTATTAGAAATGGTTGACTTAGCAAATAAGATATTTTCTAAAAGAAGAGATGATGAAAAATGTGCAACTATGACAGTTGAAATGGATGGCAGTGGGGATATGAATTTCAACATAAAGGAATAACGAATAATTCAAAAACATTTCAAAAAAAGAAGGATATTAATATGAAAGACATAACGTTTTGTATCAATAAAGAATGTGAAGAAAGAAAAAGTTGTTTTAGAGCAGAAGAGAATTATTCAGATACTAATGCAACTAATAGCTATGCTATGTTTGATTGTGACAATAAAAAATTTGAACCTATTCCATGTTGGAGGTGTGGGGCTGATATGCACCACATAAATGACATAAATGTAGGAACTATACAAGGACATAGATTTACTTGTATCAAATGTGGTGAAAGTGTTCTTGTTCCACATAATTCACAATTTCTAAAACAAATAAAATAAAGGAGCAAAGATGAGATATAAATATACTGAAACAGAAATAGATAAAATTTTAGATAGCATGGTAGTGCTTATAGATACAAGAGAACAGAAATGCGAACACATAAAAGAATGGCTAGAAGCTAAAAAAAGACCTTATAAGATAGCTAAAGTAGATTTAGGTGATTACTCTTGCTATATCCCCAACGGATCATTCAAGGGACAAACTAGGGATATTTATTTCACTGATGATATTGTGATAGAGAGAAAATCTTGTATTGATGAATTAGCAATGAATTTAAGAACTAAAAAAGACAATCTTAAAGATATAGATAAAGAAGCAGTAGAACTACTTGGGGAGAAATATTTAGAGAAAATATTAAAAAGTGATTACATGAGATTAAAACAAGAGTTTACAGCTTTAAACAGGTATGGGACAAACTTTGTTATATACATAGAAGATGAAAATTATTTGAAAAACTTAAAAAATGGGAATTATCGTTCCAAATATGAAAAAGGGACATTATACAAAAGACTAAAAGCATTAGAGAGAGAATTTAAAACTTTAATAATGCCAGTAAGTGCAGAAGATGTAGCAGCAGAAATCTATAATACTTTAAGATATGCAGTAAGAGATATTTTAAAAAATAAAGGATATTTTGATGAAGAAGAGTAATAAAGAGCGGGTGTACAACGTACTAGATGTATCAAGATATGTAATTAATTATTGCAATAAAAATAATTATTGGGTATCTAATTTGAAATTACAAAAGATATTATATTTTGTACAAGCATTATTTATAACAACAAAAGGTGTGGAATGTTTTACTGAAGAAATAGAAGCATGGGATTTTGGGCCAGTAATACCTGAAGTGTATAAAGAATACAGAAAGTATGGAGGTAATAACATACCACCAATAACAGAGTACACAGATATTAGTAAAGGGGTATGGAATGCTGTTATTAAAAGTTTTAACTGGGGTTCAATCTGTCAAAATGATAGAAAGCTTATTAATCAAATGATAGATGTATGTAATGAATTTTCTTCATCTGAGTTGGTAGATATAACTCTTAATCAAAAGATTTGGGTTGTAGCGAATAAGAATATCTTTAACAACATAATACAAAAGAAAGAGATAGAGAAATATTTTCAAGGAAGAATTTAATAAAGTGAGGTGAAATTGTGAAGGCGTTGATAGACATAGATTTAAAAAGTTTAATTGAGAATGAAACAGGAAACTTTTTTGATAAAAAAGGATTTATAAAGTGTCCTTTCCACAACGAAAAGACAGCAAGTATGTCAATAAAGTTTTTTCCAGATGCCAATAAACAAAAATTTAAGTGTTTTGGATGCGAAGAAGTTGGAGATGCTATAGATTTTATACAGAAACTTAAAGGCTTTAATTATACAGAAGCTAGAAAGTATTTAGATATAGCAGAAGAAGAAACAGAAGAAGAAAAAAAGTTAGAGCAATTAGAAAACTTTATAAAATGGCAGATAGAAAAGTATGAGGATAAAAAGGGACTTGAAATAAAAGGGATTTTCCCATTCGTAAATCAGCAAAATGAAATAATATATTATAAAGTCAAATTTTCAAAAGCTGATGGAAAGAAAACTACTTCATATTATCACTTTGAAGGGGACAAGGTCATCAATTCTAGAGGGCATGAAGAAGTGCCATATAATCACTACAATTCATTAAAGGCATTAGAAGAAGGAAAAACAATAATATTTGTTGAAGGTGAAAAAGATGCCAATACCATCAATGCACTATTTAAGAACAACTATTATACTGCAACTTCTGTCAAGGGCTTAAAAGATTTTTCAATGCTACAGAGAACTGGGATGAAAGTTTTCGTGATTAGCGACACTGGAGAGGCTGGAGAGAAATACGGGAAAAAAATTTTTGATGAATATGAAGAATATTGTAGTCAATTTAAGTTTATTACTTTACCTAGCCTCAAGAGTATGGGGGATAATAAAGACGTAACGGACTGGATTGAAGCAGGAAATAACAAAAATGATTTATTAAAAGCCTTTAAACGTAGCTTAGATCTAAAATCTAAATATGAATTACAACAAGACTGGCAAGGAATTTTTAGGTGGTATTTTGATAAAAATACAGAAAGTTGGGGAAAGCGATATATTACTGATTTTAAGCTACTTGAAGCAAAAAGATTAAAATTTGTTGATGAGGATTTAGAGGGAATTAAGCTTATTGCAAAGAGTTGTACAGATGAAGTAATCGAAAAAATCGGATATGCTAATGTTTTTGATGATGTGAAAAGTTTTAAAAATTTTCTAGGAACATTGGACCTATCCTTTAAAGGGAAAACAGATGACTTAACAGAGTTTGGGTCATGGGTCAATAGATTTTTCGCAATAGATAATGAAGAAATTCATGAGGGTATAAAATTTATAGAAAAAAGTAATGAAATTAAGTTAATAACAGCAGAATATAGTATATCAAAAGAGGATATAGATTATTCTATAAAGGCAGATAAGGCTGGGGATATGTGTATTATAGATAAAGAAATAACTAAAGAAGAACTTGAATTATTAATACATAAATTATTTAGATTTACTACACCAGCTAAAAGCATCCCGATAGTTGGAAGTGTAATCAACAATTTAGCTGTACTACAAAACAAAGCAGTTAAAGAAAAACTTCATCATTTATTAATAGTTGGAGAATCGGGTTCGGGAAAATCAACTATATTAACTAATGTGGTAGCACCTTTACTCAATTATCCCTTAAAAGAAATAAAATCCATCGGTCTAATTACTTCTTTTGCATTAATCAAAGAGCTGAGTATTGGGAATTACACTTCCATTTTTGATGAATTCAAGCCTAGTGCATTAGATAAATATAAAATTCAAAAATTAAGTGAAACTTTAAGAAATTCGTATGATAGAGCATCGATTTCAAGGGGGGATAAATCACTTAAAACTAAAGAGTTTCAGCTATCAAGGCCACTAATTGTTGCTGGAGAAGAGAGTTATCCTAATTCAGAAACTGCATTAATAGAAAGAAGCTGTATTGTATATCTATCTAAGAGAGAAAGAAAAGAAGAACATACAGAATCTATGATGTGGCTCATAGAAAATGAAGAACTATTAAAAAAGTTGGGACGAAGTTTGATAAATATAGTATTAAATTTAAGTGCAGAAGAATATAAAGCTATAAGAGAAAATTCAAAGAGAAATTTCACCGAATTAAAAAATAGACCACAGCGAACGGCTTTAAATATAGCTTGCGGCATGGAGATATTGAATATATTACTAAATAAACATGGAATTAACAAGCTAACAGACTATGAAAAATTTATAACAGCAAATATAAAAGATGAAATCTTAGAAGGGGAAGAAGAGAGCAGGTCTGTATCTGAAAATATGTTGATTTTATATAATCAGATGTTGGAGGATGGAAGAGTTGGCCCACAAAGCGACGTAATAAAAGAACAAGGACATAAAGTATACATAAGAACTTCTGAAATGCTAAATGAAATATTTGATTTTGTAAATAAAGTTGGTTCAGCAGAAATTATCCCTTTAAAGCTGAAAGATTTTAAAAAACAAGCTCAAAAAGGTGGCTATATAATAGATACTGGGAAAGTAATCAAAGTTGCAGGTAAGTCAATGAGGTATGATGAATATAACAGGGAAAGACTACATGAATTAAAACTTTATTCTATAGTAGAGCCAGACTTTGAAGAAGTAACGGAAGAAGAAAATAAAATAATACAAGGAGTGTTTAAATGAGTGATAATATAAATCATCCAAAACATTATAATGCTGGAAATATTGAGCCTATCAGCGTTATAGAAGATTGGAAATTAGGCTTTAATTTAGGGAATACAATTAAGTACATAGCAAGAGCAGAGCATAAAAATTCTAAATTAGAAGATTTAAAAAAAGCTAAGTGGTATTTAGATAGAGAATGCAATAAGATTGAAAGCGAAGAAAATTTTATTGATGACTAAATTGAAAAAGGAAGCAATAAATAAAAAGAAAGAAAAAGAAGTTAAGATTATATTTGTGTTTATAGATAAGAAAAATAACTTCAAATATGAGTTTACTAAATAATTTTTTATTAATACTAGTAAATAAAATACTCGTAAATGATGAATGGAGGAGAAATGAGCGAAACGATAGATAAAAGAAACTTATTTAAAAAAACAGAGGGAGTTCTATATGCCTTTAAGGACATAGACATTAAAATTAAAAGCATAGAAATAGATATAGAAGCTTTAAAAAATGATATTACATTACAGGCAGTCCAATACGAAGAAAAGTCAGCTCCTACCAATGCCTTTAATAGTTCTGTTGAAAATGAAGTTATAAGAAGAGATGAAAAAGTTATGCAATATATTAAAAGATTAGAAAAAGATAAATATTTACATCAAACTAGAAGAGAAAAAATAAAATTAGCTCTTGAAGCGTTATCTGTAGAAGATAGAAAATTAATAGAATTAAGATATTTTAGTAAACCTCGAAAAAGTTGGGTCGAAGTTGGATATAAATTAAACAAAGATAAAGATAACTGTTGTAGAGCTAGAAAGAAAATAATTAATACATTATCTTACTATATATTTAACGTTTAATGTTCAAATATAAAAAATAAGGGGAAGCCAATATTTTAAAATGGAACCTATAAGATAGGCACTTATAAGAGAGAGTCTGTCTATATAGGTTCTTTTTTGTACAATAAGTTTATGAGATGAATTAGTTATGAGCAAAATATTATTTTCAAGTGAGCAGATATATAAGTTATCAAAGAATAAAAGGTTACAAAGTTACAGTTTCATTGCAAAAGTGTAACCAAAAGTGTAACCTGTGTGAACCGCATGGTTGAGCCGTTTATATATATAAGGTTACAAAGTTACAGTAAAAAAAATATTATATTATATATAGAAGAAAAAATATTATAATAAAATAAAAAGATGCACACATTATTTTCACAAAAAGTGTAACCTTGTAGAAAAAACTCTCTCAAGCTAGATATATCAAGGGTTTCAGAGGTTACAAAAGTGTAATCAAAAGTGTAACCAAAAGTGTAACCTTTGTGTAACCTCTTTTTTATATTGAACTTTAAGCATATTTTTTAAACTTTTTTTATATATAAGATAGCAGTTTTAAATCAATAAGAAGTCGAGTTTACATTTAAATTACATAGTAAAATAGTATTGTAGAGAAAAGGCATTTGATTAAGTTCAAGTGTCTTTTTTATTTATCCACAAAAGTGAGGTGATAAAGAATGAAGTATTGGGGTAGACCAAGAAAGTATGCAACACCTGAGCAAATGCAAGAGATCATTGATGATTATTTCAAAGAGTGTGAAGAAACAAAAGAAGTTCCAACCATATCAGGTCTAGCGTTTGCATTAGATATGAGTAGAAAGTCATTATTAGATTACGAAAACTCTAATGATAGAAGATGTTTGAAGAATGTTGATGATGATATGAAAGCAAGTTTTAGTCACACGATAAAGAGGGCTAAAGCATTTATTCACTCCAGATATGAACAAGCCTTATTCCATAAGAACAGTGTTACTGGAGCAATATTCACTCTAAAGAACAATTGTGGATGGGTTGACAGGGTTGAGCAAGTTGTTGAAAACAAAGAAATTGTCATTGATATAGAAGAATAAAGTTTATTTTAGCTAAACTTTTGCTATAAAAACACACTAAAACAATAAAAATGCACTCATATTTATATGTGTAAAAACACGCAGTAATTCCTATAAGCCTTGATATTACTGGGCTCCTGGGGATTTTTGCTGAAAAAATGCACTAAGAAAAAAATGCGCCTTTTCCGTAAAAGACGCATTTTTTAAAAAATGCAGTGTTTTTATTGCAGCAGTTTTTGGGGGATGTCCTACTACTTTTTCTTTGCTCGATGGGTGCCTATTAGATAAGATCAACAGTATTTACAACATAATAACAGTAACAAATATAATTAATATTCACCAGCGGGAGATAGATAGGGGGTACCTTTAAAAATGAAATTGGAAATCTGCACACTATTACAATTTATTTTTTTTCATATAAAAGGGGGCTTATAAATGGAAGAAGTGATAAAGCTGGCTAAAGCCGGAAAAAGTACAAAAGAAATTGCAATAGCATTTGGAGTGAATCAAAGAACTGCTCAAAAATGGCTTAAAGCATTAGGTCTAAATAGAAGCAGGTCGCAAGCTCATTTATTGAAAACTGAAAAGACAGGAAAGAAAATAAGAGAGTTGAAATTTGCTAAGAAAGAGCCTAAGTTTAAGCGGATACAAGGAGACTTTGCACTTTATAAGTTTTTAGATAAAAATGGACAAGTATTATATATTGGGAAATGTGAAAGAAGTATTCATAGTAATGGACATGGTGGATTGAGAGAATATTTTTTAAGAGAAAGAATTACTCAACATTTTGCACCTTCCTGTAAGCACCTTCCACAGTTTGTTTATAACTCTACTATGAAAATAGAATATGCAATAGTTAAGACTGGTTATGAGTGCTTAAGTTTGGAAGATGATTTAATTTTGTATTATAAGATGAAAAATCAGTGTATTTGGAATAGACAGTTTAGTATATCATTTAAAAATGAATTTAATATTAATGAAGTCAACTGGATTCCTTATTGGCAAAGAGAAATTGAAGAAAAGGAATAACAATGAGAATAAGTATAAAAGCAACAAAAAGATGCTTCAATGAAGTTTATTTCTCACAACTGAATAATTACAATAAAAGATATAATGTCTATTATGGTGGTGCGGGAAGTGGTAAATCTCACTTTGTTGTTCAAAAAATGATATTGAAGCTCCTAAAGTTCCCTAACAGAAAATGTCTTGTAGTAAGAAAAGTGCAAAGCTCCATTAGGGATTCTATTTTTGCCTTGTTTAAGTCCATGCTTGGGGATTGGGGGCTATATGATGAATGCACAGTTAATAAAACAGATTTATCAATAGTATTTCCTAATAATAGTCAAATAATTTTCAAGGGAACAGATGATCCAGAAAAATTGAAATCTATTGCTGATATATCAGATATTGTATGCGAAGAAGTAACAGAATTGGAGATGGATGACTTTGACCAGCTTGACCTCCGTTTAAGAAGTAGAGAACCACATTTGCAAATACATTGCATGTTCAATCCTGTTTCTAAAAGCTCATGGGTATATAAAAGATGGTTCGAAAATGGTTATAATGAGGAAAATACAGTAGTTTTACATACTACATATAAGGATAATAAGTTTTTACCTGATAGCTACATAAACACATTAAATGAGATGGCAAAAAATAATCCTACGTATCACGCAATTTATGCTTTAGGGGAATTTGCTACATTAGATAAGTTAGTTTATACAAATTGGAAAGAGGATTTCTTTGATTATAGAGAAGTAATCAAGTTGTATGATGATGCCAAAGCTATTTTTGGGCTAGATTTTGGATATGTCAATGATCCTACTGCCTTTGTTGCTGCAATAATTTCAGAAAGTCAAAAAACTTTGTGGATTTTTGATGAATTTTTCCAAAAGGGGCTATTAAATAATGAAATTGCTGAATCGATTATAGCTAAGGGTTATGGAAAAGAAATTATTACTTGTGATTCTGCTGAAGCTAAATCTATAGCAGAGTTAAAAAAGCATGGATTAAATAGAACTAGAGCAGCTATAAAGGGGAAAGATTCTATAATGCAAGGTATCCAGTTGTTGCAACAATATAGGATTATAGTTCATGGTGATTGTACTCAAATAAAAGAAGAGTTTAAAAATTACACATGGGTAAAAGATAAGAAAACAGGTGAGTATATAAATAGACCTGTGGACAAGAATAATCATGGATTGGATGCTCTTAGATATGCAGTACAAACAGATTTAAAAATGCAGGGGGCTAAAGTAAGGATTTTTGATAGAAATTCTTTATTTTAATACTCTTAAATAATATACTCGTAAATGATAATAAGAAAGGATAAAAAAATGGATCTTAAGCAAAATATAAAGTTGTTGCAAGATTGCTATTCAGATTACATAAATAAGAGAGATTTATATTTTACTATGTATAGATATGCTGTTGAAGGCGAGAGCGACGCTAGAATTAAATATAAAAATAATAAAAGTAGATCTAATTTAAAAGTAAAAGCTAATTTTATAAAGAAATTTATAAAAGAAGAGGTTTCTTATTTGTTATCTAATAAACCTACTTTGATTGGACAAGATCCAGATGCAGTTGAACTTATTAAGAAAAAAACTGCTCATTGGAACGAAACTCATGATAAGGAATTGTTAAGAGATTTACTCACATTTGGAGTGGTATTTGAATTATATTACCTTCGTAAAGAAATTATTGCAGGCAAGGAAGAATTACAAGTAAGTTCAAAGGTTGTTAATCCTTTAGATGGATATGTTTATTTTGATGAAAATTTGCAGCCATTGATTTTTATGAGATTTTATAAAAAGAAATTTGATACTACTGAATATGTAGATATTTATACTAAAGATAGAATTTATCATACAGATGTTACTTTTTCTAAGTTAGATAACTATGAAAATAATATATTTGGTTTTGTTCCTGTTACTTATATTCCATTAAGTAAGTATAGGGAGAAAGACACTATATTTAATGATATAAAAGATATTCAGGATGGCTATGAAACAAATTTATCTGATATAGTTAATGAAATATCTGATTATAGGCTTGCATATTTCTTAGCGCTTGGTTGCAATTTAAGTGATGAAGTAATTGCGAAGATGAAGGAAAAAGGTATTTTAAATACTGATGAAAAAGATGTTGACATGAGGTTTTTGACAAAAGATATAAATGATACTTTTGTTCAAAATACATTGTCTACGTTAGAGAAACAACTTTATAATATGTCAGGTCATGTTGATACTGGTGAGCAATTAGCTTCAAATATCTCAGGAACTGCTTTAAGAAATAGATTAATTTCATTAGAACAGCGTGTAAGGGATACGGAAGCGGTTATGCAGGACGCTTGTAAAAATAGGCATAAAGTTATATTTAGTGTTTTTAATAGAATAGATAGCACAACATATGACTATAGAGACTTAAGTGTTAAGTATACTTTAAACATTCCTCAGGACGATCTTGTTATTGCTCAAATGCTTTCTCAAACTCCAGATGGGGTCATTTCTAAAGAAACTGCTAGAGGTTTGTTTAGTTTTATAAATAACACATCAAGAGAAGCTGAGAAGGTTAAACAAGAAGAAATTGAAGGGATTCAGGATATTAATCTTGATCATGTTTAAGAATGAATGAATTTAATGAATTAATTGAAGAAATTTATGAAGAAGCTGATGTATTTCTTAATGACATATATAAAGAAGAGAAGGAAGCAAGGGAAAAGCTGCTTAATAAAGTTGCTAGAATAATGCTTACTTATAAAATTGCTGATAGCTTTTTAAAAGTTACAGCAAAAGAGAAACAAAAAATAAAAAATGACTTTAACAAGGAATTGAAAAATACTTTTAATGGCTTGATAGAGATAGAAAAAGAAAAAACTACAGAAATATTAACTAATGCAGCTACAAAAGTAGGTGATTTTTTTGATGAAGCTATTATTTCAAGGAATGATATAAATAAAATAGTTAATTCAACTTTTAAAGGCGAAATATATAGTGAACGAATTTGGAGTAATATAAATGAAGTTTCAAAGCTTATGCAAAAAAATATGAATGACTTTTTTAATAGCTCTATATCTGTAAATGATATAGAAAATATTATAAAAAAGCATTTCAATACTAATGCTTCAAATGTTAAAAGATTAGTTAATACTGAAATAAGTAGAGTTATAAATGAAATAAATAATGTGCAATTTAAGAAATTGGGAGTGAAAAAGGTTACATATAATGCTGAGTTAGATAAAGGAACTTGTGAGGTTTGTGAAAGTTTACATGGAACTATATTTAATTTAGAAGATAAACCTGTAATTCCACAGCATCCCAATTGCCGCTGCTATTATGAAATTAAAGAATAATTTTTAACTGCTAAGGGCTTTGAACTTGGCAGGGGAGGAGTATAGATGAAAAAAAGTGAATTATTAAATTTAGTGTCATCATTAGAAAATGATGATAATGTTTTAGAAATATTAAAAAATAATGAACAATTAAAGTCATTACAGGAAGTGAGTTTTGATTCAGTAAAATCTTACTTAGAAAATAAGGAAGATGGAAAAATGTATCTTCAAAAATTTGCTGATTCTAAAGTTACAGCAGGAATTAAGACTTGGAAGGATAATAACCTTCAAAAATTAATTGATAAGGCTGTTTTAGATGCTACTGGTAAGAATAAAGAACCTTGGCAAATTGAAATGGATAAGATGAAGGCTGAAATGGAGCAGGAAAAAGCTAAAAATGCAAAGATTTTAAGAGAAAGTAAAGCAAAAGATTTATTAACTGCTAAAGGCTTAAAAACAGAGTTATTACCATACATAAATCTTGGTGATGATGATGAATCAATGAATAACACTATAAATAATTTAAGTGTTTTTGTAAACGACATAGTTAGTGACCAAGTTAAAACTGTGATGGCAAGTGGCTCATATACTCCCCCAGATGGAGATGATTCAACGACTAGCTTATATAGTCAGATAACACAAATGTTTAAAAAATAGAAACAATGAAATTTTTAAAAAAATAAAGGATAGGTGATTTATAAATGGCAAACGTATTAGAATTAGCAAGTGTTTTTCAGAAAAATTTAGATGAGCAAATGACTGCAAAGCTGACTTCGGGCTGGATGGAAGCAAATGCAGGCCAAGTAAAATATACTGGAGGAAAAGAAATCAAAATTCCTCATATGGAACTTCAAGGATTAGCTGATTATAATAGAAATGATGGAGCAGGATATGTGAACGGAGATGTTACATTTACTTATCAAACTAAAGAAATGAGGAAAGACAGAGGAAGAAGTTTTCAGCTAGATATTAATGATGAAGATGAAACTAATTTTTCATTAGAAGCAACTGGATTGTTAATTCAATTTCAAAGAGATAAAGTTGTACCTGAAGTTGATGCTTATAGATATTCTATGCTTGCTCAAGAAATGCTTATTGCAAATGCTGATAAAGGTGCAACTGTTAAAGGTATTACAAACGGTAATAATAAAGGAACTGGAATTGCTAAAGGCATAGTTACTGGTAATTACACTCCTGACAAATCTACTATTTATTCTAAGCTAAAAGCAGATTTAGCTGCTATAAGAGATGTTGTTGGAGATATACCCTTAGTTATTACTATGACATCTCTAAATCTGTCTTTGTTGGAGCAAGCCGATGAAATAACAAGACAATTGAATGTTGCGGACTTCCCAAGAGGCGAGATTATGACAAGAGTTAAAACTTTTGATGGAGTTCCTATAGTTGAAGTTCCTTCTGGTAGAATGAAAACTGAATTTGAATTTAAAGCTAATGGCGTTGGAGGTTTTGAAAAAACAACAGCGGCTTTAGATATAAACTGGATGATAACTCCATTAACAGCCCCAATTGCTGTAAGTAAGACAGATTTACCTAGAATTTTTTCTCCATCTGTAAACCAACAAGCAAGTGCTTGGAAAATTGATTATAGAAAATACCATGATATTTGGATTACAAATGAACAATTAAAATTATGTAGATTAAATGTTGCTGGAGCTATTACTAGAGTTACTGCAAAATCTAAAGAAGAAACTATAGGATAGTCGATAGATTATGAATAAAATACTAACTTCATTGTTAGCAGAAATAAAGGACGAACTTTCCTTAGCTGATGATGAAAATAAAAGAATAGAACGCTATGTAAAAAGAGCTTATGTTATCATTAAAAATTATTTAAAAAATGAAGAGTTAACATTAGAAGGAGCACAAGAGAAATATGCTGAAGCAATTTTATTAATTGTTGCAAAAATGTACTCTATGAAAGAGGTTGGCAACATTCAACAGAAAACTGTTGGGGAGAAAAGTATTACTTATAATGTTGAAAATAATAAAAATTATTTAACTGGAGATGTCCTTGCACTACTTCCTACAAGAGTTCCACAAGTAAGGAGCTTTTATTGATGTTTAACGAAGATAATATAACTATTTACAATAGAGTTAAAGGCAAAAATGGTTATACATATTATAGGACTGTATTAAAAAGTGTTGAAGTTCAGCAAAAAAGAAGTGCTACAGTAAGTAATACATTAAATATTGCTTATAGCACTTCTATTTTTATAGATAAGCCTATAAATAATGCCAAATCATATGTATCAGAAAAAGAATTTGCAAAACTTTCTGAAGAAGATAGACAAAAATACTTTACGTTTGGTACTGGGGATAAAATCATTGCTGATGTAGTAGAAAAAGAAGTTAATGCAGATTTTTCTATAACTCAACTTGAGTCAAGTTATGAAGTTCTTACCATTAAAGGCTTAAAGAATTTTCCTTGCCACTTTGAGGTTGAAGCAGTCTAATGACTAAGGTTAAATTGCATCTTGACCCAAGCGATAAAATTTTGCTTAAAAGACATTTAAATAAACATGGCAAAGGACAAGAATATTTTACAAAAAGAGTTGCTGCATATAGCTTTAATTATGTGCCTAGGCTTACAGGACGATTAAGAACAGATACAACGGTAAAGGTTAATAGTATTACCTGGAACCAGCCTTATGCTAGGAAGCAATATTATGGCCATAAAAAATATTCTTATTGGGATAAAAAAATGTGGAGTAGTAAAGGAAAAGCAATAATTAATGAAGTTGCTGATTTTTGTGGAGGGCGTTCTAAATGATAATTGATAAAATTAGAGATTTTTTATATGAATATAAATTTTTTAATGATAACAACACATTTATAAATGTTAATTACCTGGGAACTGAAATTGGTGATTTTTCTATTGAGCCTTTACCAGTTTCTCCTACCGTAAAAACATATATAAATGGAGATAAAATAAAAAGATATGAATTTGCTTTAGTTTCAAAGAGCTCCTTCAATGAGGACCACATAAAAAATATTGAAAATTGTGGCTTTTTTGAGAACTTTGAAAGCTGGATTGAACAAAAAAATTATAATTCACAACTTCCAACATTGGGGACTGGTATGACTTCAAAGAGCATTGAAATTATAAGCAATGGAATTTTAATAAATGAAAGTGAAATGGTTCGAGATTGTATGTACCAGATTAGCTTGAGATTAACTTATTACAAGAAGAAGGCTTAAAGCCTTTTTCTTTTTTTACATGAAAGGAGAGAGAAAATGTCTACAATTTTAAGAAATAAAATAGCAGATTATTTGGGAAAAGGAACTGAGATTATGTTTATGGGGGCTGGATTTAATTCTCTAAACGAAGAACCTAACGCTCAAACTTCATCAAAAACTTACATAAATGAAGTTAATAGCACAACTAGAATAACAAATTATCAACCAGTTTTCGCTTATGATTCTGACTTTATGAAAGATGAAAAAGCAATTTATGAATTATACCTTACAGGGAGGAATAGACGTACTGGTGTTGATGCAGAGTTTGATTATTACAGGGTAGACCTGTTTGAGCAAGTAAGAGGGACAAGCCACTATCCTGCTAGAAAAATGAGAGTTTCAAATGAAGTTTCATCATTTGAAGGCGAGGGTGGGGCTGAAATTACTGTAAGTGGTAACTTAAACCAGATAGGAAACCATGTGGATGGAGTGTTTAATGTAGCTACTAAGAATTTTATCGAAGAATTTAAAGTTGCAATAGTTGTTTCGGGTCAAAACTTTACTGCTACTCCTAATATCGGGGCTCCAGCAGGGTATTCTTTTAAATACAAAGCAGATACTAAGGCTGTTCCTATCCCAGCGTCAGGAGAGGCAGCGACAAATTTTAACGACACTTTAACTATTGGTAGCAATATAGTAAAGGGAAGTAATACACATATAACTGTTGTATTAGTAGATGCAAATAGCAAAATAGTTGCTTTCGGCGAAGCAAAAATAGAATAATTAAAACCATTGGAGGATTAACATGAAGATAAACAATGTTGAATTAAAGGATATAGATATCTATGATTTAGAGGTTGCAGAAGCATGGGAAGAGATTAAAAATGAAGCAGTTTCTTTAGAAAGTGAAGCTAAAGGGCTTTCTTTGGCTGACAGTATAAGATTACAATGCAATTTTGTATTTGAAAGCTTCAATAAACTTTTTGGGCAAGGTACAGATAAAAAAATATTTGGTGAAAGAGTTAATTTAATGATTTGTCTTAGTGCATTTCAAGAATTAACTCAGCATTTAGAGAAATCTTCTTCCCAAATTGATAAATATTCACCTAACAGACTAGAGCGTAAAAATAATAGAAATAATGGAAATTATAGAAGAAATGTTCAACATTCTAATAGATGGCTTGCCTAAAACTGTTAATGTTGATGCTCAAGAAATTGAAGTAAATTCCGATTTTAGAGTTTTTATTTTATTTGAACAAGTATTACAGGACTGTGAATTAAGTAAAGAAGATAAGATTAAAAAATGCTTATCTTTATTTTACAAAGAGAAACCTACAAATTTAGTTGAAGCTATTGAACAAATGTTTAATTTTTACTCGATGAGTTTTATGAATGATTTTTGCACTTCTAATAAGAGTAAAGGCTCTAAAAAAAATAAAAATTTATATGACTGGGACTTTGACCAAGCTTATATATATTCAGCTTTTTTTAGTCAGTACCGGATAGATTTGCAAGAAATTGATTATTTGCATTGGTGGAAGTTCCGTTTCTTATTCATGGGATTGGATGAAGAAAATAAAATATCTAAGATAATTGGTTATAGAGATATGGATACCTCTAAAATTAAAGACAAAGAAGAGAAAAAGCGATATGAACAATTAAAGAAGACATTTGCTATCCCAGAAAAAAATTCTAAAGAGGAAATTGAAAAAATTAATAATCTTGAAAAAGCTCTTATAAATGGGGGCGATATTGCAAGTTTATTGTAATTTTAAAAAAAAGAAGGTGATAGAAAATGGCTGATGGGAAAATAATAATTGATACTGACTTGGATAGTAGCGGAGCAAAACAGGGATTAAATAGATTAACAAGCATTGTAAATACAAGTTTCAAAGGGGTTACAACTTCAATTATGTCCGTTTCTGCTGTGCTTGGAGGGTTAGGGGTTAAGGCTGTTTCTGTCGGTGCTGATTTTAGTTCTAGTATGTCTAAAGTCTATGCAACTATGGGCATAACTATAGAAGAAATTAATGCAGGGGCGGAAGCCGTAACAATGCTAAAAAATGCTGCTAAGCAATGCGGAGAAACAACTCAATTTAGTGCTAGTCAAGCTGCTGAAGCACTTAACTATATTGCCTTGGCTGGATATGATGCGAATGACGCAGTAGAACTGCTCCCAAAAACTTTAAATTTAGCGGCTGCTGGTGGTTTAGATTTGGCAACTGCTACGGATTTAGTTACAGATGCCTGTAGTGCTTTATTATTAGAAGGTAAAGACGTAGATAAGCTTATAGATCAAATGGCCCGCACATCTCAAAAAAGTAATACTACTGTAGAAATGTTAGGGAAAGCTATTTTAAAAGTTGGTAATACTGCAACTTTTCTTAGTGGCGGCATAACTGAAATGAATACAGCACTTGGCTTATTTGCGAATGTAGGTATAAAGGCAGAAGATGGTGGTATTAGACTTAGAAATATAATTTTATCTTTAACAGCTCCATCAACTGATGCGGCGGCGGCAATGCTTGAAACAGTAAATGTATTTGATGAAGCGACTGGAGCAATGAGGCCTTTAAATGAGATTTTTGAAGATATTAATGGGCAACTTGCAACAATGACACAAGGTGAAAGGATAGCATGGATTTCTAAAGTATTTAACAAAACAGATATAGCTTCCGTTAATTCTTTAATTGCTGCAACTTCAAGAAACATGGATGATTTAGAGGTTGCTTTATCTAGTGCAGGAATAGAAACAAATTCATTTAATATATCTTTAACTGATTTAGCAGATAATTTTGACACTGCGGCAACTGCTGAAGAAAATATTAATAAAATAATGGAGTTAACTGGTGTTAATGCAGAAGAAGCCGGAACAATATATCAAGGACTTAATTCTGTGCTTAATGAAAACGGAACTGCCTGGGATGACCTTGCTGCAAAGATAGCCGACTGTGATGGTGCTGCTGCTGATATGGCAAAAACGCTTAACGACAATCTTAAAGGCGATATAATCATCTTAGGTAGTGCATTAGAGGGCTTAGGAATATCTATAGCGGAAACGCAAGATACTTATATAAGAGGACTTGTGCAAGAACTGACTGGATATGTAGGGCAGTTAAATGCAGCCTTTAAAACTGATGGATTTAGAGGATTTGCTAATGAATTGGGGAATATTTCGGCTAGTCTACTAACTAAATTAGCTGGAGATATTCCTAAATTTATGCAAGTTGCTATAGATACTATAAATACTTTTTTAAGTGGCTTAAATTCTAATGCAGATATAATTGCTTCCTCCGGAGTTGAAATAATGGCTACGCTAATTAACGGGATTGTAACTATACTCCCTAACGTTGTTGAGCTAGGAATTAATATCATCTCAAGCTTGGTTGGAGCTATAGCTACATCGCTACAAACAGTAAGTCAATGTGGGAATGATACTGTTAATACTTTTGTTAACTCTGTTGTATCTTTCTTGGGAAATGTAGTAAATTCTGGAGTAGATATAATATTATCTTTAGTTAATGGGTTAATTGCTGCTCTACCAGTTTTATTACCAGCAGTGGCTGAAATAATGGTTGCTTTAATAAATAAAATACTAGAACATTTGCCACAGCTTATAGAGGCAGGACTGCAATTAATTGTAGCTCTAGGACAAGGGCTTTTAAATTGCCTTCCTACTTTATTGGACAATATGGGTACTATATTGGGAAACTTAATGGATACTTCTTTATCTTTTTGTGCAGATTTTCTACAGGCTGGTACAGAGTTTATTTATAACTTAATAAATGGGCTTATTCAAGCCGTTCCTAATCTTTTAGGGGCTATTGTAAGTATTGGTTGGCAAATTATTTCTAGTTTAATGAAATTCACAGGGGACATGCTTACAACTGGGGTAGCTTTGATTGGTTATCTAGCTTCTGGAATTGTATCTTCTGTAGGGAATATTGTTTCTGCTATTTTTCAGATTGGAAGTTCAATAATTAATGGATTAATGTCTATTCCTGGACAAGTTGTGCAAATCGGACGGGATATTATTTCGGGCCTATACAATGGGCTTGTTGAAAAAATAGGATGGCTTACAGACAAAGTTAAAGGAATGTTTAGTGGTATAGTGTCAACCGTAAAAGGTATTTTTGATATACATTCTCCGTCTAGGGTTTTTAAAAGCATAGGGGGTTTTGTCGCTGAAGGTTTTGGCGTTGGTTTTGAAGATGAATTTGCAGACGTTGAACAGGATATTAATTCCGAATTTAATAGTTTCGTTGATTCTATAAATCTAACTGCTTTAGTTGATGTAACATCCGATGTCATGGGGACTTCTGTTGCTAATGGAACAAATATAACTAATAATTACACAACTGTTAATAGCTCAGGTTCAGTTTCTAACAGTAGAGATGAACAAAGAGAAATAACAATAAATGTTCCGGTTCAAATCGACGGGAAAAATGTGGCTGAAGTAACTGCTCCGTACAGCGATAAATTAAGTGGGCAGAGATTAAATTTATCAAGAAGGGGGTTAGTTTTTGCTTAATGTTGATGGAATAACTTTAAATAACAAGCATAGCTATAATGATTTCGGATTAAGAATCATCTCAAGGGATATTGATTCACCAGCGAAGAAAAAAATTAAAGCATCAGTCCCTTTTATGAATGGGGATTATGATTTCAGCTTGATTTATGGTGATCAGATTTATGAAAATAGAACTTTAACATATAAATTTGACTTGTTTTATGAGAATAAAATTGAATATATGAATAAAAAAATTCAAATACTTGAATGGCTTACAAGTGGCATTAAAGAAAAATTATATGATGATTTAATTCCTGGATATCATTTTCTAGTTGACTGCTCTGATTCTGTTGATTTTGATGAATACTACAATGGTACTAATATAACTGTAACTTTTACGGCATATCCATTTAAAATTTCTAAGCTACAAGAGGGGCATGATATTTGGGATGAGTTTAATTTTGAACTAGATGTTACACAATTTGTTGTGTTTAATGTGCAAGGAATTGAAACTATTGAGTTGTATAACGTAGGTACTGTCTCCTCTAATCCAATAGTTGTATGTAGTTCCAACATGATTATCGAAAAAGATGGGATCACATATAATTTTAAAGCAGGAGAAAATGAAAGTTGGAATTTTAAATTAAATAAAGGACTTAACAAAATGACGGTAAAGGGTACAGGCAAAGTTGAATTTAAGTGGTTTAAGGAGGTGTTATGATATGTATGAGGTTAAAATCATAAATGGAGCTGACGAAAAGATAATAAATGCAGTATCTACTAATATAAATGCCCCTAGAATTTCGGGGAAGTGTAAATTTGGAATCAACTCTATTGATAGCTTCAGTTTTTCAATTTTCCCTAACAATCACGGATTCAACTCTATCTATAATTTAAGAACTTTAGTAGAGATATTAAATACAAAAACTAATAAAATAATTTTCAAAGGTAGAGTTTTATTATCAACTCCTTCGATGGATAAAGATGGGTTATTAAAAAAAACTGTAATTTGTGAGAGTGAAATGGGATACCTGATGGATTCTATTCAACCTTACGGTGAATATCACAACATTACTGTTAAAGGCTTCTTGGAATTGCTAATTAATAATCATAACTCTCAAGTTTCGGCAGATAAAAAGTTTGTAGTTGGTAATGTCAATGTTGAGGACTCTAATGATAGTTTATATAGATTTCTGAATTACGAAAAAACTTTTGAATCTATAAAAGATAAATTAATAGACCGATTAGGCGGGGAACTTCGTGTCAGATATGAAAATAATGTTAGATACTTAGATTTTGTTAAAGCTATTGGGAAAACATCAGCTACGGAAGTTAGACTTAGTAAGAATCTTGTTACAGTAGAACAGGAGCGTGATCCAAGCAGCATTATTACAAGACTTATTCCTTTAGGTGCCAAGCGTGAAAATAGTGAAGAAAGAATTACTATATCAGAGGTTAATGATAAGAGTATCTATATTGATGATCAAGAAGCTATTAAAGAGTTTGGGGTAATTGTTAATACTGAAATTTGGGACGATGTAACTCTCCCAATCAACTTGCTTTCAAAAGGGAAGGCGTTTTTATCGGCAAATAATAAAATTAGGAAAAAACATAATATAACTGCATTAGATTTATCTGTTATAAATATGGACATCGATTCTTTTGAGGTGGGTAATACTTATAGACTTATTAATCCGTTAATGGGGATAGATGAAGACCTTAGAGTTATAGAAAAAACTATAGATATAGGCTCTCCATACGATTCAACACTTACTATTGGGGATAAATTTGAAGATATAAAAGAATATCAGTTAAAAGCACTTAAAAATGAAAAAAGTATTACTAGAGTTCAAGAAACTGTATCAACAACTGTAAAGGTAGTTGGAAATGTTAATAGCACATTAAATACAACTGTTGACTCGCTTAATGATACTATAAAAATTTTAAATTCTACAAATACAAATGTATCAGATATAAATAAAGCGCTAGAAACTAATATAAATGCAACTAAAGAAGTTGCGAGTAAAGTCGCAAGTTTAGAGCCTGTAGTTTCTTCTAATACTGAAAGAATAGAAAAAATTAAGAAAAGAATTTTGCTGGGGGTATGGTAGATGGAAGAGTTTATAATACTTGCTAATAAAACATTGTCTGTACAAGAAGAAAATCTATATTCTAACTCTAAAGGAGCTATAGTAAAAACTATAATACTGCATAATACAGGTGCAAAGTCAGAAGCTACACTAAAATTCGATAGTGTAGCTTTTAAATTTGCGCTAGAAGCAGATGAAACAAAGATATTAGATAATATTATTTTTACAAAAAAACTAGATGCGCAAGGAAGTGGAATTAATATTCACATTACTGCGCTACAAACGTAAAGGGGGATGCAAATGGCTAATATAAATACAGAATTAGAACAAATAAGAAAAGCGGTGTATGGTAGAGAAGTAAGAAGCTCTATTGCTAATGCTATAGAACTTATAAACAAAGAACAAGTTAATACAAGCACTGCCCAAACTAGCTTAGATAATAAGTTCAACCAACTTATAATAAACGCAGGTAATAGCAATGCTGAAATTGTTGCAGCAAGAGTAAAAGCAGATGGTACTCAGTTTGATACATTGGGCAAAAGACTAGACAAAAGTGATGAAGTTCATGCCGCATTGAATAATGAAGTTATTAGTTCTAGAACAGATTCTAAAAATGTTGTTCATAAGAGTTTAAAGGCTAGGCTAGATAACTTTGATTCACAATTAGAGGCTATTGCGTTGCAACAAGATTGGAATTTAGTATATAACAAAACTAAGGTTGCAAATGATAAAAATTTAGTTATCAGAAAAACTGATAATGATAATATTGATGTTTATATTAATCATTATTTAAGTAGATATCAAAAGTGGAATTTCACTAGAAGTAATGGATTTGATAATGCTGTAGCTTCGCACGCTAACGGTAATGCTTGGCAAATTGACCAAGTTAGAAATGTTATCTTAGGAAATACAACTCAAAAAGATACAGCTTCACCAACACTTGTAAAAACAGGTACTTGGAATAGTTCAAGTGATAAAATATATTCAGACAACACAGGTGATTATATTGAAGAGAAGGTATTTGGTACAGAAATAATTTTAGAGTATTTAGAATTGAACAGTAATGGCATTGCAGAAATAAGCATAGATGGGGTTGTAACTCAACAATTAGATATGTATGCTAATAACGCTGGTAAGAATGTTAGAGTAACACTAGCTACTGGACTTAATAATATAGAACATACAGTAAGAATTAAGGTTACTGGAAATAGAAATAATTTATCATCTGGAAATAAGGTATGGTATAGATATCTAATTACTAACTCAAAAGTTAACTTTGATGACTTAAGGGGGGTGGTTGAAACGGTTGAAGATCTACCAAGCGGACAAAGTTTATTTAGATATGGTCAGAGTGCAATAGAGTTAGCTTTATTAACAGAACTAAATGGTAGTAGAGTTTGGGGAGGTACTTATCATAAAAATCTAAGACCGGCAGTTACTAATAATCAAAAAATTTATATAGATGGTGTTTTAAAAGATTTTTCTAATATTCAAGTTAACACTTTTTATGCTGCTAAAGACATTGTTATAATACAAGATTTAATGCTAATGAATGTTAATACTGATATAGCTAAAGTGAATTTAATACATCATTTCACAAGTGATGGGTGTCATATAAAATGGAATTTAGAATGGATAGCCACTCCTTCCGTTGAAAGAAGTTACAATGCTATGTTTGAAACTTATTCAGATAGAGCAATGTTAGGCAATACCCAAGATATTATAGTTGCAGAAAAAAATGAATCAGAAAAAGGAAATAGCAAAACTGATAACATGATAGGGTGGAATGTAACAGATAATTATGTTGTTTCAATCAAGGGACTAAATACTGAAAAAATGTTATCTAATTATTCTAAAAATATGTATGTTGCAGATAGGAAAACAGGATTGAAACTGTATTACCCTAAAGTATTTGCCTATACTCCTAAAATTGGTGAAAAGTGGATTAGTGAGTTTCAAGTTTCTATAAGTAAACTTACTAATTCAGATAGTTTTTTCACTTCATAATTTGCAATTTAAAAAAGGAGGTGTGAAAAATGGCTAAAGATTTAGCAAATTTACCTAGTTACATCGGCTCTCGTTCAGAAGAATTTTTAAATTGTATAGCTGGAAGGAATACAAATTTAAATACACTTCCTGTTCCAAATTCTCGTATCGAGGAGTATTTAGAGTATCTGTGTCATAAAGGTGGAATAGGCGGTGGAGGAAATAATACTAATGCTTTAACAAGTGTTAGGGTATCTAATGACGGGAATAGATATGAATTTCTTGATAGTTCTGGTGTGGTTAGAGGAGAAATACACTTCATGACGGCTCAGGAGGTTCAAAATATTAAAAATTTATTTACGTAAAAGGAGAGAAATTTATGTCAAACAATATAGTAAAACATGATCAGCTTGAAGATATAACTAGAGACTTGTGGACAAAAGCAAAAGCAAGAGATATCAAAAGCATAAGTTATGATAAATCAAGTAAGAAAATTAAGGTAACAAATGCACAAACTCCAGCACTTGAACTGGAAGCTGAATTAAGCAACCTAGCCTCTGTAGATGAAAGAGCAGAATTTAAAAAGGATGTGTCAGTTGATAGTGCTGGTAGCATAAATAACTTACATATTGGAAGATTAAGTGGAGCAGCTAATCTTCGTAGATTTTCTGGATGTAGAGGCACAACATCGAAAAGCTTTGTAGATGGATATGTTAGCCATTTGTTAGCCTTGGTAGATCCTGCTTTGCCTGTAGATGAACAAACCGATTGGCAAGTGTGGGCTATCAAAAAAGGAGCTACTAGAAATGATGATGTTGTTTTGAACGCATATCATACTAGTAGAACTATACAAGCACCAGTTAAAGAATGCACTATAAATAATACAACTTATAAGTGCGCTAAAATCACTATCAATGAGAAATTCCAAGAGGAAGTATATTTTATAGTTCAATGTGTACAAAAAGAGGTTCGTGTTATTACCAATATACCACCTGAGCATGCTAAAGATGTTGTGAATCTATCAATGGCTCCTCCAACTACACCGGGTAGTCATATAGTGTGGACTGGTTATAATGCAGAAGATAACATGTTAGCATTATGCTTAGTAGGTAGAGAGAGTATCACTTCTTTAGCTGAAAAGTTAAGAAAGACACAAGCAGATGGTATAGTAACAAAAGTTAACAATATTGCTCCAGGCGCAGATGGTAATGTTGTTGTTAATGCTGATAATATCAAATACAATGCTGATACAAATGCCAAAACTGTAAAAGCTGTGCTAGATGAAAAAGTAAGCAATATTACATTAAAGGCTAGCGATAAAAAGAAGTTGGAGATAACAAAAGCTACTGGTGCGACATCTGATGTTGACTTAACAGAAGCTTTTAAAGCCAATAATGTTACTTACGGTAAACAAATAGCGGGGGCTAATAAGGCTACAGTCGAAGATGCTATTGATGCTTTAGTTGCTGAGAATGGCAAAAGCGTTAAAACTATTAAAAATGGTAGACCAGATGCGCAAGGGAATATAGATGTTACTGTTGCAGAAGCTGGAACAACAGGCATAACTATGACTTTTGGTGCAACTGGAGGTACACCTGTAACAGTAGCAACATATATGACTACAGATGAAGTGAATCAAATAAAAGCATTGTTTGTATAGACGGAGGCAACATAAATGAGTATAGCAAATTTTGAACAATTAAAAGATATTACTCAAGACCTATGGCGAAAAGCTAAAGCAAAGATAGAAGCTATTGCCAATGATTATGTTAGCAAAACACAAGAAAATTTAGTTACTGGAAAAACTACATTATTAGACGGTAGATTACTTCATAATGCTTTAAGTGTTGTCAATAATACTAACGCTGTTCATCATATTAGTGAAAATTCTTCCTGGTGTGGTTCTCCTAACCTAACTGTAAGTGCTAATACTAATATTTCTTATGTTTGTATTGCAGTAAAAGATGATTTAGAGATTGGCACACAATTAAATAATATAAAATTAGCAGCAGTAAAAAGTAATGATAATCAAGTTTATCACATATTAACTGTAGATAGTGCATTAGTTGTAAAAAACACACTTGGGCATATAAGTTCAAGTAAAATGATAATGATACCAGTTAATACTGCTTTTGATACACAAGTTTACTTTATAGCTGGTTTCAGTGGAATGAAGTGGGGGAATACTCCAAGTGGTAGCAACTGGCCAACAATATGGCCAGAGGGTAGGTCATTCCCAGCGGTAGGAACTACTTTGAGAACAAATCTTACAAATTATATACCGCAATGGTTTGTATTGTCAGAAGAATTAAGTTTAAATGATGTTGTTACTTCTGTTAATACAAAAGCGAGTAAAAACGACTCTAATACTTTTGATAGTACAAATATCTTTAATGCTAATGTTAAACTGAATGATAGTGTAGATATAAAATACAAACATTATATTCAACAATTACTTCTAGATGGTGATACTAAACATGGTAGTGATTGGGCGGTTTATTTCGATAGAAATATATATATTCCAACTGGCTCATATGTTACATATTTAGATATAAGAGTTACAGATGAGGCAAGTGTTGGAAGTGAACTTTCTGATATATACATATATGAGGTTCATAGAGGAGATAGGATAAATAATGATAGAATAGTTAATGTACCATTTAGCAATTCGAGAATTAGAGTGTCTGATGTTGCTGGATATGGGAAATGTATTAGAATACAACTTAATAGAATCTTTGAAAGAGATACTTATTATATTTTGGGACAAAAGATGAGTAGTGGGAAGATACTTATAGCAAATGACACTAAAGGTGACGTAAGACATGCAATCATTCGTGATCCTTTTGTGCTTAACCAGACTCACTCTATATCATCTAAAGCTAGCACTACAAATGACAAAGTTATTCATAGATATAACATTGAGGCGGTTAGAACATTGCAAGATGATATAGGTGATATGCAACGTGGTATATCTAATTCTATTAAATATGATGAAGTAGGCAATAAAGCTAATAAAATACCAAGAATAGGCGATAATGGAAAACTAGATCCTAGTATACTGCCAGCTGAACAAAACGGGGGAGTTCGTACGGTTAATGGGCAATCTCCTAATCCAAGTGGTAATGTAACTGTATTGGCTGAACATATTAAATATCATGCTAGTACAAATACTAATATGAAACAAGCTTTAGACGGTAAGCCAAATACGGTTAATGGGCAAAGCCAAAACAATGGCAATATAACTATATATTCAGATAACATTAATATTAATAGCAGTACAAACCAAACTATTAAACAAGCTTTAGATGAAAGAGTTCATAAAAATCAAGATAATACATTTACCCAAAGGAATACTTTTAATAGTTATAGTCCTAGAGTAAATAGAGTATTTACTAGAGCTTTTATTAAGAAAGATATTAATAGTGCTAACATAGTTGGTTATGATGTAAACAGATATTGTGCATATTTAAACGAAAAATATAATGACAATAATAAACAAATTTCTCATGTATTGCTACCTATCAAAAATGGGCGTGTGGGGCAAAATGTAACTTTAGATATATTTGCATTTAATAGAAACAATAGAATAATTAGTACTCTATCGGCTGGAACATACCCAATTATTGATGAAGAAATAGCAGGTTGTAAATGTGCTAAGATACCAGTCAATATCAATAGCGGTAGCGAGGGAATTGGCTTTGGCTTTATGCTTTCAGCTAATAGCAATAATCACGGTATTGCTTGTGTTAAAAGCTCGACAGGGAATAACAATGCGTGGTCTGCTACAGCAAGACCTGATGTCAACTCATCTCTAAGTGCAAATTCAAGAATTGAAATACCGTACAAGATCTGTTATGAAACGACTTCTGAAGTAGTTACAAGATTTGAATTAGAAAATGTTACTCAAATGTATCCTCGTAATGTGATAGGTGAGTATAAAAATCTATCATATGATGCTGGAAATAGTCTTGAAGATGGAACTAACACATGGCTAAAGGTAAACGGACAAGCTATTAATAGAGATGATTATCCAGAACTATATGAAAAATTTAACATAGATAGAACTAATGATGACATAGAGGTTTCTATCCCTTCTGTAGATAATCAGATTGGTTATTATTATATATGTGCAAAATAAGATTAGCTACAAGACTGCTTAGCAATAAGTAGTCTTTTTATTATATAAAAGTAAACATGAAAGGGGCAAAATAAATGGATGCAAACTTTATAAGTGAAGTTATAAACACGCTAGGTTTCCCAGTTGCTATGGTAGCTACCCTAGGGTGGTATATAAACAAAAAAGATAAAGAGAAAGCTATAGTTGACGCAGAAATAAGAGAGAGAAACAATAAAGAACGAGATATGCTTATCGCTTCTATAGAGAAAAATAGAATTGTAAATGAAAAGCTATTAGAAGCTAACAAAGAGCTTACAGAAAGCAATAGATTACTTATAAATGAGTTTTCGCATAAGATTACTAGCATTGAAAATAATGTAGCTGAAATTAAAAATAAAATTTAAGGAGTGTTTGGTTATGAATATAGGAAACAAAGGTTTAGAATTAATAAAGTCTTTTGAAGGGTGTAGGTTAACAGCATATAAACCAGTACAAACAGAACAATATTATACTATAGGATGGGGACATTATGGCCCAGATGTATATGCAGGAATGAGTATTACTCAAGCACAAGCTGATAATATGCTTAGAGAAGATGTTAAATATTACGCTGATGCAGTAGATAGATATAATAGTAGATTTAATTTTACTCAAGAAGAGTTCGATGCACTTACTAGCTTTACATATAACTGTGGAGTTGGTTCTTTACAAGCTGTTATGTCTTGTTGTAATACTAAGCAAGAAATAGCAGAAGAATGTAAATTATATAATAAAGGTGGGGGAGTTGTCTTAGCTGGACTTGTAAGAAGAAGAGAAGAAGAATACAAGTTATTTATGAGTGGAGCTAGTAATAATGCTAATAACAATGATGGATATTCTTATGAAGAACAGGGGACTTATTATTTTAATACAAAAGTAAAAATAAGAACAGCCCCAAACCTAGATAATTCAAGTTTTACAGGAGTATGTTATGAAGCAGGGGGAAGCGTAGAGTATCATACAGTACATAGAAATAAATTCGGGTATAATTGGATTCAATATAACAGGACAAATGGTACACAAGGTTATTGTGCAATAACAAATGTTGCCACAGGTGAAAGATTTGGACATGCTATATAGGTAAACAAAAAAGGCTGAAAGTAGAAAAAATCTGCTTTTAGCCTTATTTTTTTTATATAAACATTATTATTTATATCTCAAATTTCTTTTTACTTTAGTGCTTCTTAGCTTTCTTTTTAGTTTCTAATACTGATACCATTAAATCCACTCCACCTCATCAATTTCAATTTCTTTTTCGCAGTTCGGGCAATCTATTACTCTTCCTCCATCTTACAAGTATTTGAATTGTGAACTATTTTATAAATCCAATTTCTTTTGCTTTTTCTATAACTTTTAATTGACCTTCTTCGCTATATCCCCAATGAGGACAATAAACTCCGCCATATCCATTTGAACCATTTGAAGGTTTTCCAGTTATTATCCACTCTTTAAAATCATTAACTAATCCCCAAAGAGTGCCACCATGACTAAAATTATGTCTATTTTTATATGTTAAGCTTATTTTTTTATCTAAATAAACATCATAGAAAAATACTGTTGTTTTACCTTCTATGAATTTATCAATACTCTCTTTACTTTTGTGATAAAAAAACCTTCTATCTGTATTAGCTATAACTTCGATTAATTCATTGATTTTATTCATTCTAACTACTTGTGATTTTCTCATAATTCCCCTCCATTTACTTCGTAATGCAAATTAAATTGTTCGTTATAATAACTCTTCAAAATGTTTTTCTAAATCTTCATAAGGCATTTCAATCCAACTATATATACCATCTTCAAAATTTAATAACCTAACTTCTCCATCACACACTCTAAAGTCAGAATCATCTAATTCCCACATACTTCCCTTTTCTATAAAATTATATTCGTTGTAAATAATTGCTCCATCTCCATCAACAACTTCTATCATCATTTCATTTATACATTTATATTTCCTCATAACTTTTTACTCCTTCGCAATATAATCAAATTGTTCAGTAAAAAAGTATACCTTTAACTTTTTATGTTTACTTATCTAACTATTAAATTTTCTAACTGTTCACCATACAGTTTACTATATACTAAATACCAACTATTTATTGAGTGGTCAAATTCTATTCTATCAGCTATCCACTTACCATCTATAAATACTTCTAAACATTCCCCACAGTGTAACCCAGTATCTACCCACAGATCATTTTCTAATATTCCATATCTATCATTTTCTACATTATAACCTAACCATTTCATTTTATTTTATACCCTCCTATTCATCACTATCAGTGAAAAATAAAGATTCTTCTTCACTCCAGATGTACTCAAAAGGAGCTTTTATTAAATCATCATCTATTTTATTCTTTGGATTTAATTGTGCTATCTTAACATTCAATTTATGAATATTTGACAAATGTAACTCCTTGCTTTCATTATCTACAGCATTATCAAATAATTCTTCTTCTTGTTTTAATTTCTTTCTTAATTTATCAAGCTTTAATATTTTAAATTTGTCCTGATAGCAATTTAAAGCATAAATGTGAATTTTTCTATCATACTCATTATTGTCAATAGATATTTGATACTCTAAAGCCTTTATGCCCTTTTCTATTTTTTTAATATCATCAGGGACACAAACTACAATATTATTATTTTCATTCTCCAAATCCAACACCTCTTTTATAAATTATTCGTGAACTATCCATATTAATTGTTTTATATGCTACTATTGTATAGTAATAGCAGCATATATAGTTCCTATTTAAAAACTGCTCTCTATGTTTATTAGTTCATCCCTGCTATTACAAATTTCATCAACTATACCATCCCTTAAATAATATTCCCATTCATTATCAATATAAATTTCTATAAGTTCTTCCCATTTATCTGGGAACAGATCTTTATAACATTCTTCTATATCATTTATATATTCACAATTTAAGTAATCATATATACTGAAGTTTTCCTCATCATATCCATCAGAACATAAATAACACGTTTTAAATTCTTCTATAAATTTTTCTCTTTCTTCCTCTGTAAGATTATTAATTACATCTAAATTAACAAGTTCGCTTTCAATTTCACTTTGTGAATTTATAGAACCTAATATAACACTATCACCTTCATGCACTGACATTGGTCTACCTCCAGGGGACAATAATGTACTCCATAATACTCCATCAGCATCTAATATAATACTATATGTCCATCCAAATACAGGATTACTATAAGTTTCTTTGTAAACCTCTTTCATTTCACTCTCTACAAAATCAATAATTGTTTGCGTATCTAAATTTTTAAGTGCATTCAATAATTCTTTTTTCATTTTTTTTATTTTCTCTCCTTCTTGCTAATTTATAACTAAAATCTATTTATGAATTATAGCCTTTTTTCATTATTTTATAAATTATTCTTAACATTTTCTAGTATACTTAAACAAGTTTCAAAATAATGTTGTTCCTGATCATTGAACAGAACAGTATCAGCATCACAATTTTTATTATATTTATATGTAAATTCCACAAACTTTTTAAATCTTGGATAAAGATCATTAACATTATCTTTTAATTCATTATCTAGTTTTTTTAATTTTTCTAACATTGTTAACCTCTCTACTTCTAAGAATTACAACAAGTCCAAATATCGCACAGCCTAAAATAGCGAATACTATTCCAGTTATTAAGAACCATTTAGCCCAGTGTATAAAAGTATCTGCTAAAGCTATTAAAAATTCTATTAATTCTTCACGTGGTATATTATCAAACATATTAAATTACTCCTTTACATTTGAGTAACAAATATGCTATACTTTGATTGTGAGTCAGGTGGTAGCATATTGTTACTGCCTTTTTTATTTTATTTTTTTAATTTTTTTATTTTTAAAAGTATAAAGTTTTTTTAAATTGTTCACCAGTTTTTATAACTTTACAATTTAACGTTAATTTCCCGTATTCAGATGGAAGGTTTTTATATAAAACCTTTGTTTTTACTATTTCATTCATATATGAATACTTTTCTGAAATATACTCATTTACATAATACATTATATAAAGTAAAGCTAAAGAAATACATTTTCTTATTGCCATCAAATTATCATCGCAAGGTGTCCCTGCGAAAACAACTTTTTTAATTGAGTTGGAATTATAGTCAAATGCAATACACTCTTTTCTGGCAAATCCATTTAAATAAAACATTTTTGCCATTGCCAACAATGTTTTTATAGTTTCATCGTCTATTGTATCAGATTCTTTAAACTTAACTATTTTCTTATATTCCTCTGGAGTTAATTGCACTCTTTCTTTATGTCTACCACTCTCGCTTGTTTTTATATTATAAGATTGATTATTTTTTTTATACTTATCAATATAATGTAATTCTAATAAATCTAATACACTAGCTTCGCAAGTAGCTACTATTGAAAATTCAAAATTTATCTCTCCATATTTTAAAAAGTCTTCTTGTAATCCTTTATTGCAATGTTTATTGCTTCTTAAATCATTTAAATGTTGCTTCCAACGATTCGATACATCTATAGATTGCCCTATATAAACCATTTGATTTGGGATGCAAACTATTTTGTAAATTCCTGATTCCATAAATTCCTCCTTGGCATTAACCATCTTCAGTTATATCCACATCTTCCAAATCATCTTCCAATGATACAGATACATTCTCAATTAAAGTTAATTTCTTTTCTTCTAATATTTTTTCAATTTCATCTTTTATTTGTTTTGAAACTTCTATTTTTTCAATTTCAGATTTTACTTGCTTTGAAACTTCTTCTTTTATTATTTCAGCTAAATCACCTTTATCATTATTCATTTTATCTTTATTAGCTTCATAAAATCTTATAGCTTCACAAATATAATCGGTTAATTTAACCTTTTTACTTTTCTTTAACTCTACTAATATCTCCCTAACATCATCATTTTTAGGGGCAAAAGTTATTGTTATTCCTCCACCAACTTTATCAATGCTTGGCATTTAATCACCTTTCCTTAAATGTTTCCATATTTTTTAATAGCAACTTTATAATTGCCTTCAACGGTACAGTATTGAGAATTACTTGGAACATAAGCGTGTTCTAATGAAGTCACTATATTAGTTTTAATATGTTGAGAAGTACCTCCAACGAATACAATAGCATCAAGTGTTTCTACATCAAATTTATGCGCCTTTATATAACCCATAACTTCCTTAAAGTAATTTTCTTTTGCAGTTTCTATGAAGTCTACACTGTCAAGATCAAGTTTACCTGATTTCTTTAAGCCACCTTCATTTAAAGCTTTTTCTGAAATATCTTTATCTACAAGGTTTCCTTTCTTATATATAGAAAGTTGTTCTCTAACTAAATCAAGTAATCTATCAGTTCCACACTCTTCTATAAATCTATATTCTTTTTTACATACTTTATTAATATATAAACTGAATCCCATATTTAAACCACCAAGGTCTACTATAGCAACAGATTTATCTTTAAATAAGTTTGGTTCTAAGTATATTATTCCAGCACCTTCAGCCTTTATAGTTATGTCCTCAATAGTAAACTCATATTCTTTACCATCAACCTTCATTTTAATAGGCCCATCACCTTTTATGAAGTTTTTATATTCTTCTTTTGCTTCCTGTATACTTAATACACTTAAAGGACAAGCTAAAGTCATGAATATTTTATTGTCTTTACTTCCTGCTTCTAAAAATTTAGTAATTGCAGTGTAACAAGCTAACTGGTGTAAGAATTGAGTTTTTGTAGTATCGTCACTTTTTGATTGACCTTGTTCTCCAACAATAAACTCTTTTCCGTCAAATTCAACTACATAGCTATCTCCTTCAACTTCGATATATCCATTGCTTAAATCATACATCTTAGTTCTTAAAGCAACTGTCTTAATATCTTCTTTTGTTCCTTCTAAATCTCTACCTGTAATTTCTGTTTCGTACTTACCAATATCAGCACTTAAAACGTATTTTTTCATAATTTAATATCTCCCTATAACTATTTTTTGTAAAACAAATATCGTTTACTAACATTACACCTAAATTATACCTAAATTATACCTAGTTGTAAAGTGCTTTTTTAAAATTTCACCTATTTTTTTTATTTTAAGGTGTTTTTTAGGTTATTTCATTATAAACAAATCTAAAAATTCTCTTACTTGCTTCTTTAATTCTTCTTTTATCCATTTGTTCTTATCCAGCACTTCTTTTTGATCCTTAGTTATTTTAAATGCAATTGTTTCAGACAATGAATTATCCTTTTTTCTTCTCCCCATAATCAATGCTCCTTTTCTATTTTTTAAGTAAACATTTATTTTTTGGCAAACATATATTATAATAGCAATTACCTATATATTTAAGCATAACTCTTTTTACAAATTATGTAAATATAAAGGTAAACATTTATTTTTTAAAGATAAACTTATATTTATTAAAGGAGTACATATGAACAAACAATTTTATGAAACAAATTTATTTGTAGTATTAGCATTGATAATATTTTTCCCTTTTGGGCTATACTTAATGTTTAAAAGAAAATGCTTTAACAAGCCAGTAAGAATTGCAATAGCTTCTGTATTTGCTATTATTACTGTTGCTAGTGTATTAAATCAACCAGTAAGCCAAAACAACACTGAAAATAATAAAGAACAAGAAACGGCAACAGAAAACAATATAGCTACAGAAAATAATACACAAGAGAAAATTGAAGAAGAAACTAAGCCTTTAACAGTTACAGAAATAGTTAATAAGGTGGGAAAAGATTCTGTTTTAGAGGTAAACACTGGTGAGGATTTAGTTGTTAAGATGAAATTCCCTAGTACGTTTAGCAATTCTATGAGTGTAACAAGTGCTTTTTTAAAAGCAAAAGATATAATACAACATTCTTTAGATGCTGGGTACGAATTTAACACATATCAATTTTGGTTTACCGCAGATTTAACTGACGTTTATGGGAATACAGAAAATTATAAGGTTTTATCTTTCGAATACGATAGATCTACTATAGAAAAAATTAATTTTAACGGAATTACAAATGATAATTTTGAAAAATTAGCAACTAATGTATACAAGCATCCAGCGATAACAAAATAAAATATAATAATAAAAAAGATAGCAAAATTTTGTTCAATTGCTATCTTTTTTTATAAAAACCTCTTTTATTTTCAAAAAATATGTAGTATTATCTATACATAGATAAAAATGAATAACAAAAAGAACCATCTTCAATGCTGGTCGCCAAACCTTCATTGATGAATTAAGTACCACGAATACTTAAAAGACGATTCCGAAATAAGTTAAACTATCGCCAAATAGCTTAACATATATACAATTTTGTTAGTTCAAAAGAACTAATTAAAGTATATAAAATAAACTTAGAATTGTCAACGTTGAATATATTAGAAATTAATGCATTTTATGCTTTTTTAATAAAGACGTATTTAAGTTTGTACTTAAGTGCTTCTTTTTGTTTTACCAAAGGAGAGTATAAAATGTTTAACATCAAGAATTTAAAGATAAAAGAAAATTATATACCATTTACAGAGTATCAACTGGCAGTGTTAGATATGCAGCAATATAATGGGGGGAAAACTAAAAAGATTCAATCTGTATTAAGATACGTTATGAAATATAGCCCAAATTGTAAGTTAGTTTACAGCATAAACAGACTTTATAAGATGTATACATGGAAAGGTAAAAGAATGTCACAAAAATATTTTTATAACTTAGTTAATGAATTAATAGATCTTAGCTTATTAGAAAAAAAAGATGGTGAAATATATGTTGTTTTAAATAAAAAAGATGAACCTAAAGAAAACGAAAATGATTTAAGTGTACAAGAAGAAGTACAAGAAGAAGTACAAGATGAAAATAGTTCTGAAAGCATTGAAAATACTAATGTTTTAGAGTGCCATGCTCCTTCACTAGAAACTTCAAGATTAAATATAAATTATATTAATAGTAATGGAGAAAATTGCACATTTTCTCTTGTTGATGAAATCAAGAAATTATATCGTGGAATTAAAGGTAGAAGATATGCTTCTAAGAAAGAAATGAAAGATATAGCTAAAGTATTAATGGTTAAAGAAAGAATAAATAATTCTATAATTCAAGCGAAGGTATTTGGGCAAATAGATTACTTAAGAACTAAAATAGAGTTAGCAGGTGTAGTTGCTTATGTAGAAAAGATAGTATATGATAAGTGGACTGAATTTGATTTAAACGATAATACATATATTCAAATTAACTCTAAAAATAGAGAATTAGAAGAGTATTTAGGAATAATGTAATATACAAAGGGATAAGTATACCCTTTTTAGGGCAGCTATACCTATCTCTTTGTGATGTCAAAATCTTTTAAAGTTTCATAAAGCTTTATTATAACTTCGGTATTTTCTTTGTTTTCTAAGTTAAAATTATATCTTAGATCAGTTCTGCCCATAAGCCAATCAAGGGATACTCCATACAGGTTTGCTATAGCTACCATTGTATCCAAGGAAGGCTCGTTAATGCCTAATTCATAATTGCCAATTGCTGATCTAGTTAGGTTTAAAAATTTAGAAAGGTCTTCTTGAGTATAACCGTGTTCTTTTCTAAGAATAACAAGCTTTGTATTTAAATCTTTCATAAGAGTACCTCCTTAACAATTGTAAAATACAACTGCATTTGGAGTTGACAGGAAAGCTGACAATTAAATCATAAAAGGACAGTTAAAATTTATTACGCTTAACTATATTAAAGTTGGAGCATTTTGTAATATCACTTCTTTTTACGCTATGTTGACAGTTATGACAGCCAGTAATCTCTTTTGCAACAAAATACTCAGATAATCTGTACGGACAAACTTTCAATGCTTTTGCTAGGTTTACAACAGTACGGATTGTAGGACTATGAGAGTATCTTTTACCTTCCAACTTAGCTATTTGAGATTGGCTTATTCCAGATTTAACGGCTAGATCGTCTTGGCTTATTCCTTCCTTCCGTCTTAAATATTTCATATATAACACCTCTTTCGACAAAAATAGACGTTATTATAATATATTTTGTCCTTTTGTGTCGGAAATATTCATGACACGAATGGCAAAATTATCTTATACTTATAACGAAATAAATAAAAAATGAACAAATGTTCGAAGATGTGGTATAATATTGACGAATATTTGTAAAAGGGGAAAAGTTATGACAAAAAAGAAAAATGTACTAGAGCGTTTGGAAAAAATTGATGATGAGAAGTTATTTAAACTTTTAGATCTATTTATTTGCGGCTATATTAATAACAAAAAAAGCAGAGATTAATCTCTGCTTTTTTCATTCTTTCTTTTGAGTCCTTCCGCCAAATCGGAAATAATCTTCCAATCATCTTCGTTATCTAAAGATAACATTAGCTTAATAAACTCTTTTTTTTGCGAACAATTTTCTGCAAGTAAAGCACCTAACATAAATGTTATTTCTTCATCTACGTTAAGTTCTGCGAACTTTTCTCCTTCTCCAGTCCTAAGCCATCGCTCGTTAACGTTGTATTTGGAACATATAACACTAATATTCCTATCAGTCAAGTTAATGATCCCATTTTCGATATTGCCTATACTGGACTTTCCTAGCCCTATATCATTTGCAAATTGTTGCTGAGTTAGACCAAGTGTTTTTCTTAACTCTTTCAATCTTTTGTTCAAGGAAATCACCTCGTATGTAATTTTATATCCTACTAAGTCTATTGTCAAGACATTTGATAAGCAATAAATAGACAAAAAGCGTCAAAAAGTCTTGACAGTAGACAAAATTAGATATATTATACTATTAAGTAGACTTTGGAAAGGAGATTTGTTATGACAACTGAAGAAAAAATAAATTTATTAAGAGCAAATTTAGTGGTTTTTGACGAATTAAAAGATGCCGATAAAAGCTATTTACTAGGATTTATAGCAGGGCTATCTAGAAACGCAAATAAAGTTAAAAAGGAGAAATAAAATGGTAAAGAGGTTAAGAGAGTGCCAGGAAGAACTTACAGAATATGAATATGCTTTACTGGTAAATATGGTCTTGCAAGATATAAAATATCACAGCACTATTGGGACCAGCTATAGAGATAAGCAAGTAATAGAATTAATTAATAATACATTGCCAATAGTCAAAAGATTGGGATATTAGAGGTGGATATGAAGTATTGCAAGAATTGTAAGCATCTTTCGATTAGTGATTATATCTTTGAAGATGAAACTAGAAGTGTAAGCTGTTCATTTCATAAGAATTTTTTTTGTTTTATAAACAAAGATGTTCAGAGAAAAGATATTAAATTAAAGGATAAATGTAAAGAAACTTATAAATTCACAAAGAATGAAAGTTATAAAAATAGATATACGGACAAAGATAGAAAAATTGCTAAAGCTAAAGAGCGAAGGGAACAAGATTTAAAATTCATTCATTTTAATAAAAAACACAGAAATTACATAATCAAAATACCGTTTAATGGGAAAATTGTTCACGTAGGAACATCAACTTCATTAGCTGGAGCAAGAAAAATGATTAAGGAATGGAGGAAAATAAATGATTTGGATTAGAAGTCAAGACAAAAGTATTTTGGGTTGTTTTAGTCAATTCAAAATAATTCAATGTGATAATAAATATATAATTCACGCATTTCAAGGGGGCATGGACGCAGAAGGTTCTACGATTGCAATTTACGGGACTGAAGAACAAGCTATTGTCGTATTAGGCATTTTAGAACTCAAAATTTTATCAAACACCCCACATACCGTGTTTGAGATGCCACCTAATGATTCGGAGGGATTTTACTAATGAGTGAGAAGCTTAATTTATATGCTAAGTTGCAGAAGGTAAGAGTAGAACTACAGAAAAAAAATTTAAAGAAAAGTGGAGTTAATAAATTTTCGAACCACACTTATTTCGAATTACAAGATTTTTTACCAGCAATTAACGCATTGTGTTATGAAAATGGGCTTTCTACAATTTTTAACTTCAACGAAGATTATGCACATCTAGTAGTAGTTAACACAGAAGATCCATCTGAGAATGAAACATTCAGCACACCAGTGCAAATCGCAACTTTGAAAAGTGCTGCGGCAATGCAGAATATAGGAGCTACACAGTCTTACGCTAGAAGATATCTGTACATAATGGCATTTGAAATAGCAGAAAATGATTTAATAGATGCTGGGAATGTAGATGAAGAAGCAGAAATCGCTAAGTCTAAAATAACTCAAGTAAAAGCAGTAATTATTAAGAAAGCTATAGAAGAAACTAAAACAGATATGGCAAAATTCTTAAATTATTTTAATGCCAGTAAAGTTGAAGAAATGAAAGAAGGTCAATTTGCAGAAGCAATGGCAATGCTAGACAAGAAAAAAGCAGATATAGCAAAAGATTTAAATGGTTTTAATGAGAGTGAGGCAGTATGGTAATGCAAGAATTAAAAGTACAGGCTAAACAAGCAAACATAGAAACAAACTTTACAGAAGTTAGAGAAAATTTAAAATTTAGTTTAGAAAAATATAGAGGACTTCTAGTATCTGAAGAAACTTTAAAGGATTGCAAAGCAACTCAAAAAGAGTTGGCTGGACTAAGAAATAAAGTAGATAGTTATAGAAAAGAAACTAAGTCTAAGTTGCAAGAGCCTATCAAAAAGTTTGAAGAAGAGTGCAAAGAATTACTGTCTTTAATAGTAGAAGTAGAAAAGCCAATAAAAGAAGGCATTGCAAAATTTGATGAAGAAAGAAGGCAAGAAAAAGTATTACTGGCATTAGATTATTTAAATAAGCAACTAGAAGAAAATAATATCAATGAAAAATTCAGAAAAAATATTAGCATTCATGATATTAAAATAAATCTTACAAACTCTATAAAAAGTATTAAAGAAGAAATAGATTTTAAAATATCTAATATAAAAGCATTGCAAGAAGCGGAAGAAAAAGAAAAGGAAATACTTAAAGCTGCGGTCATGAAACAGATAGAGCAAGAAAATTCAGAGTTAAATACTAAATTAACTTATTCAGAGTTTAGCGATTTTGTAGAAGGAGGCTGGACTGTAGATAAGATAATGACACTTGTAAAAGGACAAGCTAATAAAATAAAGCAAGCAGAAGCACCAGCGTTAGTCCCAGAAACAGAACATGGCAAATCTACATCTTTAAAGGCTGAACAGAGCGAAGAAATAAATGAAAATGAAAAGAAATTTTTTGTTAAGTTGAAAGTTTCAGCAAGTAAAGATAACTTAAAAAGGTTAAAAAACTTCTTGGATTGTGATGCCTATGATGTAGAAGTGGTAGGGCAAGGTAAATGTTAAATATTAAAGTAGATGCTTTAAAGGCTGAGATAGAAGAGTTAGCAGGAGAGTTTTACATTTGCTTTTACGGGCTAGAAACAGAAATAAAATTAAAAGTTTCATACGAGCTAATAGAAGAGTTGCATGATGAATTAAAAGAGTTAAACGATGAAAAGACTTACGAACAGCTTGAAGATGAAATTTTAGATTTAACTATAGAAAAAGAGAATTTACAAGAAACGATAGATTTTAAAAATGAGTACATAGACAGAATAATACATAATAATATTTTTTAAAATGTATACAAGTAGAAAGGAATAAAAATGAATAAAGTAGTACTTATAGGAAGATTAACAAAAGATCCTGAACTAAGATATACACCTGGAAATGGTATCGCAGTTAGCAGCTTAACAGTAGCAGTTGATAATTATAACAGTAAAACAGGCGAAAAAGGTGCTGATTTTATACCAGTAGTAGTTTGGGGAAAGAGTGCGGAAAATGTTGCACAGTATTGTGTAAAAGGAAGTCAAATAGCAGTAAGCGGGAGAATAGCAAACAGGTCTTACGATGCTAAAGATGGAACAAAGAGATATATAACAGAAGTTGTTGCAGATATGTTTAATGGAATAACTTTTTTAAGCAGTAATAATTCAAGTGGGAAAAATAATAATTATAGTCAATCGGACTTTGGAACTCCAGTAGAACAGGAAGAGGAATTACCTTTTTAATATAAATTGAATAGGTAGAAAATAGGAGGGGGAAAAGACAATGAAAATAATAGATATAGATTTTAAAGAAGATGGTAAAAAATATTTTTGCAAAGATATGAATGAAGTCTTTGAAGTAGAAGAAGGTAATTTAATAGCTGCAACAAGAAATTTTAGTATGGCTGAACTATTAGAAATGGAATTTGAGGAAATTAAAGAAGCGAAAAACCCTTACACAAGAGTAAATGATAGAGAAAGGTATTATTCCATATTTGGATTCAGGACTCATTCAGATACAGATAACAATTTTGAATTTGATAATGAACTATTTTCAGCAGCGAATTATTTCAACAATAAAGAATATGCTGAATATATTGCCTTTAAAGAAACTTTAATGAGAAGAATGGACAGATTCGCTTGGGAGAATAATGAAACAGTTATAAATTGGAATGATAGTTGTTCTGAAAAATATTATATTAAATTTTCAAATAAGCATAATGAATTAATAATTGTCTGGAGTTGTTCATATCAATCTAACAATGTATATTTTACATCAAGAGAAGTCGCTGAAAAAGCAATTGAAGAATTTAAAGAAGATTTAATGAAACTTTATACTTGGGAGTTTGATGTTTAGCAGAGGAGAAAGAGTAATGGTACATGATATAGATATTTGTAAGGAGTGTCCTTACTACAAGAATATTGAAAATTATTCATGTAGAGAAAGGCATTGTAGAAAGTGCGATAACTATGGAGAAAGATTACTTCCATCAGATGTAAGAATCATTCAAAGCCCAGTTGAGGTTAAAATTGAATGTCCACACTGTTTTTATGACATAGAAATGGAATATAGTGGTTTTGAGTGTTTAATGCCAAGCGAGTGTCCAGGAGATTGGGGTGGAACAGTAATAGAATGTCCATATTGTAATAAGAATATTGAAATAGATGAGGTAGAGTGGATTTAAATTAATTGGGCTAAGAAAATAAAATGTTAAGAATAATTTGATTATATTGTGAGGTGAAAATGGAAATTAAGATTGAGCCATTAAAAGAGATCAATATATGCTCCTACTGTTTAGGAAGTGGAAAATTAAAGGCTATGCAGAGTTCAGCGGTAATAGGCGGAGGTTCTATTAGGGGTGTAGATACAAAAGTGAAATGTGAATATTGTGGTGGAAGTGGGTTGGCAAAGTAATGAAATAAATGCGAAGGAGTGAAAAGAATTGGAAATGACTTTATTTACTAAAAATAAGGAAAATTGGACTAGATTTAAAATAGGATTAAAACAAATATATACAATACCACCTACAGTACTACTTGCTTTAGGTGAGCCTACAAAGAAAACAACTAGATTTTATTATTGGGAAAAGAAAGGTGATTTTCTTAATGGTAGAGATTTAGATTAGTTCACAATTCATTAATATTACAAAGTAAATAGGGGACGAATATGAAAATTAGACTATGTTATAGAATAGAAAAATCAGCAGGGTGTGGACAAGATAAATATGGCGACCCAACAGAGGTTTATAGTTGCGTTAAAGTACATTATACAACTTATAACATTCCAAAAAATAAATATAAAAAATTTGTTAGAGAAGGAAGAAGAATAATAGCAACTAAATTTAAAATAGATGAAAAATTAATTGTGCCAATAACTCTGAATGAATATTTAGATCAAAAAGATGAAGAGCAATCAGTATCAAAGAATTATTTCAAGAATGCGCTGAATATATTGCGAAATAAATGGAGGTTATAGAGTGATGAAATTAAAGGTTATTAAACTTTTTAATTATGAACCTGCATTTGATATGTATATAGTAGATTTTATTAGAGAAGCAGGAAAAACAATGGCTGTTACTATAAGTGAAGATAATAAAATAGAAAATTGGTATATAGAAGATTTAGAAATAGATTTTCAAAAAGCAATTAAAGAATAATTTATTATTTATTTGATAGGAGGTTTTTAAATGAAGTTTATAGACAAACACGGATTTATATTAACATTAAGCAATGAAACTGAATTGAGTGTAGATGAAGCTGCTGAGTTAATTAACAATGGTCTTATGTCAATATTTTGGACACAAAAAGTCAAACTTTTTTATGCTGCACTTCTAGCTAATAATTCACATTGATCTGGAGTCATGTAATTAATAGAAGAGTGTAGCCTTTTTCTGTTATACCAACCTTCAATATATTTAAAAATAGCCATATTAGCTTCTTCGAAGGTACGGTATGTATTTCTATATATTTCTTCCTTTTTTATTAATGAATGAAAAGATTCTATACAAGCATTATCATATGGACAACCTTTTTTACTAAACGATTGTATAATATTAAACTCTTTGCATAGCTCCCTTAAATCATTGCTAGTGTATTGAGAGCCTAAATCGCTATGAAATATTAATTGCTTATTCTTATCGGGAGATTGGCTGTAATAAGCATTTTTTAAGGCTTTAACAACTAAATCATTAGTCATTCTCTGATCGAAAGCATAGCCAATTATTTTTTTAGAATATAAGTCTAGAACTGAAGCTAAATAGCACCAACCATCTTTGATAGTATAAATATATGTAATATCTCCTACCCATTTTTCGTTAATAGAAGTAGTAGTAAAATCTCTTTTCAAAACGTTTTCTAAATCTTCTGCTACCTTTTTACTTGAATGAGGTTTGTATTTTTTTACAGTTACTGCACAAAGGCCAAGTTCAGTCATTCGTCTTTGAACTCGCTTCAATGATACATTGAATCCTTCTATACCAAGTATATGATGAATCCTAGGAGCACCATATATGCCTTTATTCTCTTTATATATCCTTTTAATAGCTGATTTTAATTCCTCATTTTCTAGTTCTCTTGCAGATTTAGTTTTATCAAAAGATTTATAATATGTGCTTCTGGCTACGCCTAGAACGGTACACATAGTCTTAATATCATGTTTGTTTTTATTGCTATTTATAAATTCTATTAATTCATCTAATTTCTTGTTGCAAATATGGCCATAGCTTTTTTTAATATTTCATTTTCCTCTTTAATTCTTGCCATTTCTTTTTTTAAAGCCTTAACTTCCTTTAATGTCATAACTTCATTTTCATCTACTTTAATTTCTTTTACATCTTTAATCCAGCCGTTAATTGTTGATTTTGCAATGCCATATTCGCTACTTAGCTCTGCTAAGCTCATTCCTGACTTAAATAATTCTACTATCATATCTTTATATTCTTGATCGTATCTTCTGCCCTTTCCCATAATGGACACATCCTTTCTTAACTAAATATTATTTTACTTAGTTCGATTTACTGTGTCCACTACTTTATACTAACACCACAAAATACCTAATAAATATTTAGAAATGGCTATAAATAAATACAAAAATAACGGTTTATTAAGTTTAAAAATGTTTGCAGAAGGTTCAAAGTTTTTACATTAAACAGTTCACAATTCAAATATATTGCAAGGAAAGGGAGGATAAAATGATTAGTTGTAGTAATTGTCCTTACTTAGATGATTGCGAAGAAAATGATGAATGTCCTTTTTGGAATGACGAAGATGATGAAGAATATTAAATTAATGCTAAATAAATGAGGTGTAAATATGAATAAAGTTTTGATGTGGATAGCAATTATATTAATAGCATTGAGTGGCTTTTCAATAAAGGTTAATAACTTCGAACTTGAATGGTTAGGTGTTTTAGAAACTATTATTAGAATTTTTAAGTAACAAATAATTTGAAATTATTGTGAAGTAAAGGAGGAAAATAAAATGAGTAAAATTAATTGCAGTTATACTGATGAAGTGTTTTGTCCTCATTGTGGATATGAGTTTAGTGATAGTTGGGAGTTTGCTGACTTTGAAACTTTTGAATGTTATGAATGTGGTAAAGAATTTAAAATATTTAGACACGTTGAAGTAACTTATTGTACTGAAAAACTTTAACGAATAATTCAAAAATATTGCAAGGAGTTGGATATAGAAAATGAAAATAAAAGACTTAATAAGAGAGCTTAGTGAATTTGATGAAAATTTAGATATTGAAGTTCGTAAAGTATATAGGACTGGTAGGGTTGATAAATTTACAATTGAAAAGATTGTACATTGTATTCGTAAAGAAAGTAAAGAAACTATAAGAGCAATAGTTAGAATAAAATAACTATTTTAATAAACAATTTGAATAAAATGCGAAGCAAGTGAAAAGGTGATTTGAATGTTAGATAAAGTTAGAGAATTATATTGTGAATGTGATGAATATCTTGGAGAAATAAATCTTGTTACTGGAATAACAATATTAGAAAAAGATGTTAAGTATACGGTTGAAGATAAAGAACTTAAAGTACCTACTATAGTATGTAAATGCCCTTATTGTGAAGAAATAAATTACTTTAGAGGTAAAATAGAATAACGAACAATTCAAATATATTGTGAAATGAAAAATATTTTAAGGAGGTAGAGAAGTGAATAAAAGACAAATTAAGAAAAGAAAGAAAATAATAAGCGAGCGTGCTAATTTTTTTAATCAGCATTTTACGGGAATTGCAAGAAGAAATAGTAAAACATATTTAGCAAGAGTTATCTGTAAGGCTTGTATTAGTAAAAAATATAAATATTTTAAAGAACTAAAAAAGATTTATAAAGGTGTTTTTGTAGCAATTAATTGGTCAAATGGAAAAGACCATAGTGTTAGGATAACTTATACAATTAAAGATGGAGTAATTAAAGTTTTGAAAAATGAAATTATAAATTAATTCGCAATTCAAATATATTGTGAAATGAAAAAATATTTTAAGGAGAATAGTATGAAAGAAGAAAATATAAAAGTTAATTATAAAACGATAGATATTGTGAAACAAAGAGATTTACTTGAAATCACAAGAGATTTAGGAAGATTATTAACAGAAGAAGAGTTTGAGGAAATAATGATGGTTTACAAGAAAGTTGCTGATAGACTTTTGGCTGAAGCAGAAAAACAAGGAGTGGATATATAATTAAAGTTTAATTAAAATAAACAGTTTAGGAGGATTTTGATGAAATTATTTTGCAGACATGAATGGAAAATGAATGAAAATACTGTTCGTTTATATAATGGAGGGTTTAGCAAAGAGGCTAAATATAAATGTTTAAAATGTGGTAAAGAAAAATGGTTTGATATATTTAATAAAAAACCTAATAAATATGTTTTTAAAGAATATGACAAAGGAGATATATCAGATGGACACCATACTTTTGATGAATAAGCAGGGGGAAGAAGATATTAATTATGAATTACGAGAATAATTGGAAAGAGTTTAAAAACTGTTTAATAAAAACAAAAGATATTAATAAAGAATCAATCTGTAAGAAGCCAACTAAATTTGCTGATCCATATAAGATAATAGATATGACATTGGATAGATTGATAACAAAGATGGATGAAATGGAAAGTGGCAATAAGTAATAAATTAAAACAAGTATTTTAACAAATAATGAATAATTTGAAATTATTGCGAAGTAGTTGGAGGTAGAATAATGAGTAAAGAAAGATTATGTACTAAATGCACTTATAACAATAATGGTTGGTGCAATAAAAGAAAAACCAATAAAGGATTAAGAGATTTAACTGATTGTGAATATAGGGAAACTGATAGTTTGGTAAAACTTAAAGGCTATTATGAACAAAAGAAATGGGAATATGAGAATGTAGATGATGAACATAACATCGGGAATGAAGGTATTTTGAAAGGATTGGAAATAGCAATTAATATTATGAGTAAGTAGTGAACAATTCATTAAAAATACAAATATATTGCGAGATTTATAGGAGATAATTAAATGAATATAGTAAAAGCATATTTAAAAGAAGTTCACGAAGAAAAGCCTTATACTACTGAATGGTTCAAACAATTTTCTGATAAAGAGTTTGTTAAAGTTACTGCAACTTGGATAAGTTTTGGTGTAGAGGATAAGAAAACAATTGTGTTTAATGCCAAACTTTGGAAACAAATAAAAGAGCAGGGATATTATTTGGGGGTAACTAATAATTTGAAATTAGTGCGAAGTTAGTGGAGGAATTAAAAGTGAAGAAATGGGAGTTAATAGCTAATGATATCGAAGAAATTGGAAATACCGAATTAGCAGTAAAAGAATGGGCATTGCACAATGGCGTTTCTCCTTGCGAATTTGAAGCAAATAAAGATATACCATTTAGCGAGAATAAGATAATCAAAAATTGTAGAAGGTTCAGAGATTGTAAAGAATGCTTGGATCATTATTTGAATATGGATGAGTAATGAATATATTGCGAGTTAGGAGAGAGTGATAATGAAAAATTATTATAGGGATTTGTTAGTGTGTTGGACAGTAATTATGATTTGGTATGGAGATATAGTTACAAAGGTAGTAAGTAAAAATCCAATGATTCCATATTTAATTGTAACTTTTATATATGCTAATTTAGTAGTATGTTCTGTTAATCTAACAGTTAATTTAATAAAAAGTGGTAAAAGATAATGCAGATGTGTTTGAAAACGCAAAGAGGTCTTTAGCAGCTATCACTATTGAGAATAATGAAATATTATATTAAGGAGAATAATAATGAAAATAACAGAATTAGATTTACAAACAAATGGAAAGAGATATAAGTGTGATAATACCATATTTAAAGTAAAATATGGTGATTTATTAGATGTTGAAACTAATACTTATCTAAAAGATTTACGTACTCCAATAGCTGATTTATTAGAAATGGAATTTGAAGAAGTTAAAGAAGCAGCATTTAATAACCCGTATAAACAGGTTGGATGCGAAGCGGATTATTATTGTATAGTGAACGGTAAGTGCGTTAAAATTTATAATATGAATGATGATACAGATAATGAACAATTGAATATTGCTAATTATTTTAATAATAAAAATTATACTGAATATATTGCTTTTAAAGAGAATGTAATGAGAAAGTTGGACAGATTTGCTTGGGAACATAATGCAAAAGCTATTAATTGGCATAATGATTCTAAAAAATATTTTATTGCATTTGACCATAAATATAATGAATTAACAATTGATGTCAGTTTTGCATATCAATCTAATAATATATATTTTACATCGCAAGAAATAGCTGAAAAAGCAATTGAAGAATTTAAAGAAGATTTAATGAAACTTTATACTTGGG